TGATACTTTTAATATTGCTTTTGAATCATTATCTATAGCTTTTAATGATTTCTTTAATTATATATCTAAGAATGTAGAAACAATTTCAGGTTATTTTAAAAAAATATTTGATGATCCTTTAGCATCAGTCAAAGCATTAGGTAATGCAATAAAAGATAATATTATTGAAAGAGTAAAATCAGCTCTTGAAGTATTTGGCTTTTTAGGTAAAGCAATGCAAAAACTATTTGCTGGTGATTTTAAAGGAGCTGTTGATGAAGTTAAAAATGCTGGAAGTGAATTTGTAGATGTATTAACTGGTGTTGATAATTCAGTAGAAAAAGCTACAGAAGTAGTAAACAAAGGCGTAACTGCATTAACAGAATATACTAAATCAACATACGAACAAGCTAAATCTAATATTGAATTAAAAAAATCTGCTGAACTTGCTGCTGTAGCAAATCAAGGTTTAATTGAAAAGTTTGACAGACAAGCTGAAAAACAAAGGCAAATAAGAGATGATGAAAGAAAAAGCATAGCAGAAAGAAAAAAAGCAAACGATGAACTTGCTTTAGTATTAGACCAACAAGAAAAAGCAATGTTATCTAATGCTCAAATTTCATTAAGAGCAGCAAAAGCAGAACTTAAAAAAGATAAAGATAATGTAGAAGCTAAAAAAGCTGTAATGGAAGCTGAAAACGAACTTGCAGCAGTAAGAGCAACTGTTGAAGGGTTTAGAAGTGAACAATTAACAAACGCAGCAGCATTACAAAAAGAAGAAAAAGAGCTTATTAATTCAAGGTTAGAATCAGAAAACAATTTAGCTATTGAAAGAAAAAGGTTTAATGCAGAGCAAATAAAAGATGAAAAAGAAAGGTTATTAGAATTACAAAGAATTGATGCAGAAGAAGCAGAAATAGGTAGAGAAAGATTAACTAATGAAATAGCACTTTATAAAGAAGGAACACAAGCCAAAGTTGATGCAGAAATAGCATTAGCAGAGTTTGAGGAACAAATATACCAACAAAAAATTAATAGAACTAAAGAATTATCTTCATTAAAAGTTACAGAAGAACAAAAAGCATCAGATAAAACAAAAGAAATAGCAAGGTTAGAAGCTGAGTATAAAGAAAATATACAAGCGCAAACTCTTAATGCAATATCATCTTTAATACAAGCTTTTGCAAATGCAAATGAAAAAAATGCAAAAAGAGCTTTTCAATTACAAAAAGGTTTAGCAATAGTAGAAACATTAATTAATACATCTGTAGCTATTATGAAAGTTGCTAAAGAAACTACTGACCTTACACCTATACAAGCTTTAAGAACTGCAAATATGATAGCAATGGGAGTAGCAGGAGCTGCTCAAGTTGCAGCAATTTCATCACAAAAATTTAACCCTTCTGGAACTGTCGGCGGTACTGCGCCAAGTCCAAATATTTCAAGTGGCGGAGCATCGGCAACACAAGCACCAAGTTTTAATGTAGTAGGACAAAGCCAAGCAAATCAAGTATCTATGGCTCTTGCTAATCAGCCACCAGTACAAGCATTTGTAGTAGCTGGAGATGTTACTACAGCCCAAGAACTACAAAACAATACAATACAACAAGCAACTTTTTAAATTAAAAAACATGGAAATAATAGAATTAATATTAGATGAAGAAAACGAGGAGATGGTTGGAATAGATGCGGTTAGCATTGTAGAAAACCCAGCTATTGAATCAGATTTTATAGCATTAGCAAGTGATGAAATACAACTTGCAAAAATAGATGAAGAAAAAAAACTTCTTCTTGGTGCAGCGCTCATACCAAACAAGCCAATATTTAGAAAGCGTAATGATACTATGTTTTATGTTTATTTTTCTAAAGATACAGTAAGAAGAGCAAGCGAATTATTTTTTCAAAACAGTAATCAAAACAACGCAACCTTAGAACACCAAATGAGTGTTAATGGTTTAACTGTTGTTGAAAGCTGGATAGTAGAAGATACTAAAATGGATAAATCTGCTAAGTATGGTTTAGAAATGCCAGAAGGTACTTGGATGATTAGTATGAAGGTAGAGAATGATGAAATATGGAATGATTATGTAAAAACAGGTAAAGTAAAGGGATTTAGTATTGAAGGCTATTTTGCAGATAAGGCACAAATAAAAAAGCCAGATACAAAAGCAGAGATGCAGGCTATTGAAGAAGAGGAAGCTGAATATATGCTTAGTAATATAAAAGCATTAATTAAAAAAGATGGCAGAACTAAATCTGGTAAAAAGATAGAATTAGAAACTTACAATGATTATCCACAAGCAGTTAGTAATAATGCAAAACGTGGTATTGATCTAAATAAAAAAGTAAATAATAAATGCGCAACACAGGTTGGTAAAATTAGAGCGCAACAGCTTGCTAATAAAGAAAACATTAGTAAAGAAACTTTAAAAAGAATGTATAGCTATTTAAGTAGAGCGCAAGAATATTATGATGAAGGAGATACTAAGGCCTGTGGAACTATTAGTTATTTATTGTGGGGTGGTAAAGCTGGATTAAGATGGAGTGAAAGCAAGTTAAAACAACTTGGTGAGATTAATCTGGCTTCAATGGTGGTTGATAATAACTTTGCAATAATAGATGATAGGTTAGCTTACAGCACACAAGAGAAAGCAGAAGAAGCTGCAATTAACATTGGATGTTCTGGTTTTCATATACACGAGTTTGAAGGTAAGGATTGGTATATGCCATGTGAAAAACATAGTATGCAAAAATATAAATGTCCTGAAGGATATGTAAAAGATTATGTAAAACATAAATGCGTTAAAAAAAAAGATAAGTATGCAGAAATAGGTGAAAGAGGCGGAGTAAAGAAATCACCTAAAGCACCTAAATCAGGCACACCAAATCCAAAACCTAAGGGTGAGGGTACTGCTAAGGGAGATGCCTCAACAAGTAGAGGTGCAAAAGTAAGTAAGGCAGATGAAGCAACACTACAAAAAAAATCAGATGAATTTAATGAAAGATATAAACAAAAGTTAGGTTATGGGGTTACTATTGGGCAATTAAAAACAGTTTTTCAACGTGGGTTAGGTGCATTTAATGTATCGCATTCACCAAGAGTAACTTCAGCCAAACAATGGGCATTAGCAAGAGTAAATGCTTATTTATACTTAGTTAAAAATGGTAGACCTCAAAACCCTAAATATGTGGGGGATTTTGATTTATTACCAAGTAAACACCCTAAATCACCAAAAAATAAATAATATGAAAAGTAAAAAATTTAAAACACCAAGTAGAACATCACCTAAAAATACTAATAGAGGTTGTTTGTGTCCAGATGGTAAAAGATATAGTAGAAAGTGTTGTGATGGTTCACTACAAGCTCAAGGTATAGGTTCTATTACTGGTAGTAATTAAAAAAACATTAAAAAAAATATAACACTTAACGTTTTCAAACGTTTATAGATATATACTCAAATTATGAAAGCAAACGAAATACTAAACAAAATAAAAAATATTGTTGGTGAAAAAGTTGAACTTTCTGAAGAAAAAATAGAAATGGCTGAAATGAAATTAGAAAACGGTACTGTATTAGTTGCAGAAAAGTTTGAAGCTGGTGAATCTATATTTATTAAAACTGAAGATGAGCAAGTTGCATTGCCTATTGGTGAATATGAATTAGAAGAAGGCAGAATTTTAGTTGTAACTGAAGAAGGTTTAATTGACAGTATTAAAGAAGCTGCAAAAGAAGAAGCGGCTGAAGAAGAATTATCTGAAGAATCTAATGAAGAAATAGAAACTGAATTAGAAGAAGAAGAAAAAGAAGAAATGAAATATGTTACTAAAGAAGAATTTGCAAAAGCGGTTGAAGAAATCAAAGCAATGATTGAAAAATATGTTTCTAAGAAAAATGGAGAAGAAGAAAAAATGAGTGAAGAAGTAATAGAAGAAAAAGAAGAACTTTCTGCTGTTGCTCCTGAACCTGTAAAACATAACCCTGAAGCTAAAGTTGATAATAAAGTAAATTTCCATATTGGAAGTAATAGAACGCAAACAACGAAAGACAGGGTTTTTGATAAAATTTTTAACAATAATTAATATAAAATAAAATGGCGACAACAACAAGTATAACAAGTACTTACGCTGGAGAATTTGCAGGTAAATATATTTCTGCTGCTCTTTTAAGTGCTAACACAATTGATAAAGGCGGTATTGAAGTAATGCCTAATATCAAATATAAGTCTACTATGAAAAAAGTAGCTACTGATGCAAACGTAATTAAAAACGCTTCTTGCGATTTTGATGCAACTGCTACAGTAACATTAACCGAAAGATTATTACAACCAGAGGAGTTTCAAGTAAACTTACAGTTTTGTAAGCAAGATTTCCAATCGGATTGGGAAGCTGCTCAAATGGGATATTCTGCATTTGATAAAATGCCACCTAAATTTTCAGATTTCATTATTGGCCACGTAGCTGGTTTAGTAGCTGAAAAGAATGAACAAAACATTTGGGAAGGTGTTAATGCAAACGCTGGA